AGGGTGCATGAAGCGGGTGTAGCTGGTGCCCTTGTTCGGGTGAACGAACTGAGCCCGCAGCTTGGCAACACCCATACGGGCGATGTCCGAGCCGTAGAAGTCGAACGGCTGAACGCCGTTCAGGGTGCCGGTGTTGTACAGCGGCGCGGCTTGAGCCGCAGCCGACGCAGAACCATTCCTTCGAATGTTCTGGGTGCCAGCAGCCAGGACGTTCTGAACAACCAGGTCGATCGAGTCGACAAGGTTCCAGGCGACCTGGTTGACGAGACCGGCAGTCACGTCGGTGAAGCTGAACAGGTCCAGCTTGTTGGAAACGAGGATCGCGTTACCGTACTCATTGAGAGTAACGGTGATCGTGGTCGGGTTACCGGCCGCGACAGCGTCCGGGTCAACCAGCTCATTCAGTGGGGTGATCGCCTGCGCCAGGTCGGCGTACAGTTCGAACACGACAGAGGAACCGGGCATAGCCTGCTGCACAGGGCGCTTGTCAGCTGCCTGACGGAACATGGGCTGAGCACGCAGAGCGAACTCAAGAGCACGGTCGTAGGTAGTCTGGACAAGGTTCGCCATGGCAGCGGTGCCGGTAAAGGCGTTCGCTATTTGTTGCCCTTCAGATACAAAGCTGCACTTAGTACGGTTTCATAATTGTCTCCGAGAAGCCCTATGGCCATGTTGCATCTTTTGCAGAGAAGACCACGAACTTCATCAGTATCGTGGTTGTGATCTACTGCAAGTTTGATGTCATTCTCTGGCTTGTGGCATATGGCGCAAAGCCCGAGCTGCCTATCGAACATCTCATTGTAATCGGATTCAGTGATGCCAAACTTCTTTAGGCATCCAAGCCATGCATAGCGCTTCCTTCGCTCAATGTTCTCTGGAGTGGAGAGGCGTGCTTTATTGCACGCCTTACATTGAGATTGAGTTCCGCTAGCGTCTCTCTTGTTCCGATGGAAGTCTTCCACAGACTTCTCAATTGTGCAACCAGTGCATACCTTGGTCCTAAGGGTCTCACATCCTTTTGGGATAGTAGTTGACATTTGATTAACGGGCATTAGCCATGTTGGCAATCAGCTCCGCAACCGACGTGGCCTGGTTGGCTCCACGCTGCAAGTCCTCAATGCCAGTAGAAGGGCGACCATCGGAACCGGCAGCGGTAAGCTGCCGGAACAGGTTCTCCTGACCGGGAGTGAGGGCGGCAGGATCGGGGGAGATCCCAGGGATTACATCGGTGACAGGATCTGGACTGCCAACACCGAAGGCAGTCTTTACTTCAGTGACCCAAGACTTGATTGCCTCCGGGTCTGCGTCGCCCCTGTACAGCTTCGCTGCACTCTTGGGCACGCCGAGGTCTTCAAACACCGAACCGAGTTCGTAAGCCTTCTGCTTCGCAAGCACGTCTGCCAGAGCAGCAGAAAGCTCGTCATTCTTCTTCTGAACACTTTCAGCCCAGCTTCGCAGGCCCTTGTTCGTGGTGTCCTGGTTCTGGTTTTCGTTCAGGTTCGGGTCGAAACCCCAAGGGTCAGTCATGACCATGCTCCCAGTTTCTTTTTCAAGGTTAATCGAATGCCATGTCGCTTCCCTGGGGAGAAAAGAAACAAGCTCACTCTACCGGTCGAGAGTACGAGAACGCGGGCCGGTCGATCGCGTCAAGAGCTTCCGATCCAGGATTCGAACCTGGGCTTAAGTGATTAACAATCACTCGCTCTACCTACTGAGCTAATCGGAAATGGCGGGAGTGGGACTCGAACCCACAACTTCTGGCTTATGAGGCCAGCGTTCTACCAATTGAACTATCCCGCAGTCTGGAGAGTCGGGATCGAACCGACCGCCTTCCGCTTCCAAAGCGGACGACCCACCATTGGGTCTTTCTCCAGTTCGCTGTTGATTACATCAACAGCTAGCCAGCAATGTAATTGCGGGCATTGCGAGCCCTGAGGCTCGCCTTACTAGGTGAGCTGTCCGCCACCATGGCGAGCAAGACCCTGAGATGCGGCACCCAAGGTGCCGTTGGTGTTCGCACGCTGCCAGGACGCGAGCCTCTGCTGGAATGTGGCGGCGTCAAGCTCACCACCAGAACCAGCGTTGCCAGTGCCAGGCTGGAACACAGCCTGCTCTTCCTGGCCGTACGTGTAGTTCTGGCCGTACTGCTGTGCGGCCTGCTGGAGACTGCCGTACTCGTTGGCGATCTGGCCGTATCCCTGAAGTGCCTGAGATCCAGTGATGCCAGACTGGGCGAGAGTTGTGGCGTAGCCCTGATCGAAAGCATTTCCAGTAGCCAGGGCGGATGCACCGATCGCGGCGGTATTCGCCTGCTGCTGGAGGATCGGAAGAGCCTTCGTCGGGTCCAGGAAATAGGCTGTCATGTCGCCAGAACTGAGACCCATGTCCTTCAGGGCTGCCGTGTACTGGGGAGAGGCGGTGACGGTGGCCTGTGCTGCCAGCTGAATCCTGGAGTTCATCTCGGTCGGACTGACGTCCGCCCCAATGAAGTTGGTGAAGTCAGTCGGAGAGTCGTAGAAGCCGGACGGAAGTCCGGCAGCCCTCATGGACTGACGGTACGCGTCCTCAGTGGCGAGATAATTGGCCGGGGAGAGAACAGGAAGACCAGCCTTCAGCCTCTGCTGATTGCCAGCGAAGCGCTGCTTGTAGGCGGCGGTGTTCTGGAGGAGGACGCTGATCGTGTCTGAGCTGTATCCCTGCTGGACATAGTTCAGAATGTCAGGCGCCAGGGTCGACAGCCCGTAGCTGTCGAACATGTTCGTGAGCGCGGTGTACGCGTCACGATTGGCACCACTCAGACCGGCGACGGTCGTGTCAGTCGGAGTCGTCATGTGGCCATCCCCATGTCCTGTAGCACCTTGTGGGCTGTACCCATGATTGAATCCTGAGCATTCTGAGTGCCGAGCCAGCGAGGGTCAGTCCTGAGACTGTTCTCGAACTGCCACAATGGCTGGGAGCCTGGGGCTCCCGTGGTCGGGTCCTTGTAGTTCAACGCAGCCTTGATGGTCGGGTCGAACGTACTGATCGTGGTGGGATTCACCTCAAGGATGTTACCCATCTGGGTAACATACGGAGACGCGATGTCTTGCATCGTCATTCCTGAGGCTATCTGCTTTTCATACTGAGGGAACTGTGCCTTCGCCTGCTTGTTGATGCCAGCCTGAAGGTCGGAGTACGTCGACGTACCCTTCTCGATGTTGTCAACCTGCGTTTGATACCAGGAGTTGGACATTGTCACACCCATCGAGTAGGCGTACTGGAGTGCATTGCTGTACTGCGTCTCTGCATCCCCGGACATGGAGCCGTTGGTGAGCTTCGCATACTGGCCACCGTAATAGGTGGCCTGACTGTCAGTCCAACCCTTCGCCTGAATGTTATAGGCGAGACCGGCAAGCTGACTGGCGTTGAGGTTTGCACCAACGGAAGCCATGAGCTGCTTGGCATGGACTGTAGCCTGAGCCAGATCCTGCTTGGCAGTGGCAGGATCGCTGGAAACCTCAAGTAGCCACTTGCGCTCATTGCTGCTCGTGCTCTTGTACCACTGAGTATTCTCAAGTGCGGCAGTGAACTTGTCAGTGCTGTATGTCTTCGCTACAGCAGTTGAGAACAACTTCTTCAGTTCCGGATTCGCATTCAGGAATGCGGAAGTGAAGCCGTACTCTTCAGCAAGAGTGGATGCGTCAATGGTGGGAGTCGTCACGTAGCAACTCCCATGTTCTGAAGAACTGCATGTCCGACTCCCATAAGGGAGTCTTGTGCATTCTGAGTACCGAGCCACTGGGGCGAGGACTTCAGGGACTGTTCAAAATCTGTGAGACTCATTCCAGTTGGCTGGCCTTGAGCATTCATCTTGTTGAGTGCGGACTGAATCAGTGGGGTGTTCACCGTGTAGCTGGTATTAGGCTGCTCAAGTACACTACTTGCCACCTGCATGTAGGGCTGTGCTATATCCTGCATGGTGGAACCACCGTTGATCTGGTCGGTGTATGCAGGATAGGCCGAGATGGCAGACTGACGGATATTCTCCATCGCATCATCACTCGTCATAAGTCCACGAGCAATCATCTGTGCCTGATTCTTCACAGACTGATCGGTGACACCGACACCCATTTGAGTCGCATACTGAGTGATCTGGTTCTGGAAGGCACCAGCGGCACCCCCAAGGGTGCCGTTATTCTGGAACTTCACGTATCCACCGAGAACATTCTCAAGTGCACCCTGATCCATGTTGGTCATTAGTGCAGTCTTGGCGATACCACCAAGCTTACTCGCTGGAATAGCCGCACCCATCTGACCTGCCATCTGCTGAATCTGTGTGGTCATAGCAGAGAGCTTCGCAGAGTATGTTGCAGGATCAGTTGACTGTTCCATCAGGGACTGACGTGCAGTGTTACTGTTCTCCTTGTACCAGTTGGTACTCTGGAGTTCGGCAGTGAACTTGTCAGCAGTCCAGTTACCCGAGACGGCTTGATTGAACAGACCCTTGAGATCTGGATTATGCTGAAGGAACGAGTAGGCGAAGCCGTACTCAGTAGCCAACTCCTGAGGATCAAGCTTCGCTGCCGTGTTGTTGGTGTCCGTCGTGCTGTATGTTCCAGCGCCAGCGGAGTTAGTCACGCCGCTAATACGGCGTGCTCCTACGAAGCGACTAGCATAGTAAGATTGAGTAAAGCTAGTCAGTCGCACAGCCTCGCCGGGGCGAGGAGCCTCAAGCATCTGACCATTACCCGCATACATGGCAACATGGTCAGGAGACTTACCACCAGGACCAGCAGAGAAGAACACCAGGTCACCAACCTGAAGCTTGTCAATGCTGACAGCCTGACCCTGACCGATCATGTCGTAGGTCGTCCGGGGGACGGAGATGCCGAAGTTCTTGTATACCTGCTGGATCAGGCCAGAGCAGTCAACACCAGAGGTGAGGCTATTGCCTCCCCATACGTCAATACGGGGTGCCAATATACTTCTCGCCGTAGTCCAAAAGGTCCTCGCCGCTTACTGCCACCCCACTCACCTGCCAATCGCTTGCTTCAATGCGTTCATGTAAGTGGTGGCAGCCTGATATGCGCCATACTCGGGACTCTGCTGTGCCTTCTGCATAGCCAGCATGTTCGCTGCATTGGCGCTCACGCCGCCACTGGACTTCGTCGTGTCACTTCCGATGACCTGACCGGTCGCATCGTAGCTGGTGTTGACAGTCGCAGTGATCGGGTTGGCCCTCTCCTTGGCATTCAGGAATCCCTGGAAGGACGCAACCTCAGAGTCGGTCGGTGCACGACCCAGAAGCTGCTGAGCTGACTGGTAGAAGATCGCCTGAGCATCAACCCTGTTCGTCAGGTTGACCTGACTGGTCGTCCTGGTCGCGGTGTGCGCTCCAGTAGGCGGACCACCAGATGTGGCACTCACATCCTTGGCCAGGACATCCCATGGCGTCAGGTTCTGGCCGTTCGCGTTGTACTGCTGGGCTGTGCCGACAAGCCCTGTCCATGCGGACAGGAGAGACTGACCACCAGTCGAGTCAGTGTCTGGTGCGGTCAGGTAGTTACTGTTAATCATAGACAGTGACGTTCTCAGCTGATTCCGCTGTTGCGGTGTGAAGTTGTAGAACTCCTGAACCAACTGCTGGGCGCCAGTCTTCTGGGGAACAAAGACACCATAGCCAGGAGAGCCAGGCCCGAAAGGGGCCTGACCCGCTGGAGCCCATGGACTGGCAGGGCCAGCACCAATGACACTTCCCGCCAGTGCCGTACCGCTATATCCAGGACCGAACGTGGTGTCGACGGGACTGGATACGGCGAAAGAACCTGCGGCACCAGTGATGCTCGGGTCAAGTGGCGTACTCATTACTGACCCCCGTATACGGTGTTGGTGAGGTTCGTACCATCGTAATGGTCGAACATGTCATTGGCTAGATACCTGTCATGGAGAGACTGGAAGGCAGGATTGCCCTGGATCAGACCCATGACATACTCCTGGAACCATGTCTTCACGTTGACGTTGGCCGTACTGTTGATATCCAGTGGACCTGTCGCGGTGCTACCACTCTCGGCACGCTGCTGTTCCATGGCCGACTGGGCAACCTCACGAGCCTGAAGGTAACCAGCGAGACCCCGCATGTCCTGACGCTTGGCAAGCTTCGGGTCATCACCGAGAATGCTTGTCAGTTCAGCGGCCTTGTCGTCCGAGGTGTAAGGATCAGCACCATAGTAGGCTTCAGCCCAGTCCTTGTTTTCGTAAGGGTTCTTCGTGACACCATTAGGCAGGTAGGTTGACGCCTGAGATGCGATCCAACTGCTCTTCAGCTGCTTGAGATCCTGGGCACCAGGATCACTGAGGGTCTTTAGTCCCCGCATGGTGAGCTGCGAAGTGACATAGCCCATGAGTTGCTGATACTTCTGCCAGCCAAGCGAAACCTGACTGTCCTTCCACGCCGCTTCAGGCGTCATGGCTGTCTTCTCGCCCTTCATCTGCATGAGGGCATTCGCGGTAGGAGAGTAAGCTCCGTTGGCGTCAGCGCCAAGGATCACACCAGCCATATCAGGGTACTTGTCAAGCAAGCCCTGATACTTCTGCTCGTCAGCCAAACCCTTGAGC